TTAACTGCTATTTCAATAGTCATAGTAGATTTACCAGTGTTTGATTTTCCACGGACCATAGCATTGTGACCCATAGGGATACCAGGTATAGATAATGCTTCTTGTAAAGCAGCAGAAAATGGAATCCATCTTTGTGGTTTGAATTTAACATTAGATGCTAAACCTTTATTTGCTTTAAATTTATCTAAACTAAATGCATTTTTCAGTTCTTTATCCGCCGCTTCTGTAAGCGATTTTCTTGTTGTTTTAGCCATAACTTATTTTAAATTAATTAAAATGGAGCACTGTCATCTTCATCATCAAACAAATCATCAAAAGCATCCGCTTTAGATTTTTTAGCAGCAGGTTTTGCTGATAAGCTATAGTTTGATTTTGGTTCTTCTTTGATTTCATCTTCAGTTTCATCTTCAACTTCTTCGTCTTCAGGATTTAACCATTCTTGAAGTGATTCTTTAATAGTATCAAAAGAAAGAGGTTTGTATAAATCAAGTGGATTTTCTTGTTCTTCTAACCACGATTCAATTAATTTTTCATCCTTAGATAAAGGTGAAGTTTTCATTGAAGGTGCAATAGTAGTTTTATTGTATTTTGTGCCTGTAGCTTCTGGTCCTACTGTAGTGAGTTTAATGTCTCTACCAGTCATTATGTCTGTAAAGTCTCCTACTTCTTCATCAGAGCCCATTTGTAAAAATGCTTCATAAATTTCTTTACCAAATTCCCATAATTGAACACCTTCAGATTCTTCACCACGAACAATTACAGGGGCATAAATACGAACTTTTGGATCTAATTTTTTAGCTAAACGCCAATTTTCCTTATCGTTTGTTCCTCTAAGTTGTTTTGCAAATTCCGCAATTGGATCTTTTTCTCCCCAATTTAAAGGTGAAGCAATTACTTTACGACTTCCAATACCGTAATAAAATTTCATTTCTGTAAATGGAAATTCTTTGTTGTATTTAAACGGAACAACTCTAACCGTTTGTTTTCCAATGGTAGGCTTAAATCGCTTTACATTGCTTGAATTGTTTGAACCTCCATTTGAGGTTTTTTGCATAGATTCAAGTTTTTTCTTGATTGCATCTAGATTCATAATATAACTTAATTTATGTGTTTACAACTTTAATATAAAAACTTTTTTTGGTATAACCAAATTATAATTCGATAATCTTAAAAATCTTTGTATTCAATTGCTTGATTTCATTATGTTGAGTAAGCAATATACAATTTCTATAATGTTGCCAATTTACAGGGAAGTTGGTGTTAACTACACCATTATTGAGACTTTTAATAAGTTCATTTAAGGCATTGATTGTATATAAAGTATTTGATTCTTTTTTTCTATGTACTAAAATAGTTTGTTCAGGGATTTCATTTATATTACCTTGATCTACATTATATGTTACTACATATTCATTATTACTTTTAATATGTAATACAAACATTTTATTGTACATTATAGAATATTTGCTAGATATCCCTGAAATAAGGGAATCTAATTCATCTAGAGTAGTGAAAGTGCAAAATAGTCTATTATTCATTGATGTAATATCAAGTATGGTTTCAAAATCATACTGGTCATACATATAGTGAGGCTGGTGTAAAGTGCTGTGCATAACTTTTATTTTAAATTGTTGTAATTATTTCCTGTTTTAATTTTAACTTGTAATTTTTTTTCTTTAAATATTTCTAAAATTTGTTCCATTATTTCTTTTTCATTTTCATCTACATCAAATAAAAATGAATCATAGACATATAATACAAGTTTAGTATTTTTTCCTCGTAATACTTTAAAAATATCCCATAATATAAGAACATTATTTGCAGTTTCCAAATTTTGTAAAACATAATTTAAAAGTTTTTGTGGATTCATATCTTCCATTTCACTTTTTATAAATTTATAGTCTGAAACGGGGCATTTAATGTGTCCTCCATAATTAAAGGAATCCCATAAGTCATCTACATATGCTTGTACTTTTTTAAAAAATTCTAACTCTTTATATTCTTTCCAGATCCCACCGTAAAGCTGCTTAAAGGTAATTTCTTTGGCTTTTTGATAGTCCACCCCATACATTTGAGCAAAATCCATGTGAATATCAGCATTGTTGAAATCGTAGTCACATAAAACAGCAAGAAGGGTAGGATGGTAAGCACTAATATCCATTTCAATAAAAACATCATTACGCGGGATAAAACAGTTTCTTTCTCCATTTTCTTTACTTAAAGTTGAAAAATTAATTCCTCCAAATGTATTAGAAGGTCTTGTAGTTAACGTATTTAAATTATATTGCGTGTATATAAATTCATTTGTTTCTTTATCAAAGTATTGTTCAAATTTAGTTTGATCTATTTTTATACCCGCTTGTTCTAATTGATTAAACACCAATGCCGCTTTATTATAAAACGGGTTTATTCGTATGCTATTAAAATTTGCAAAATTCTCTTCACATACCTCATAATGTTTTACAATAGGTACTATTATATTTAAATCTTGAACATTTGGGTATTTGTTGTAAATATAAGTATGAGCTGTTGTTAATTTAGGTATATACGTATGTGGGGAGGGTGAGGGTTGGTAACAATGTTTAAGGGCAAAATAATGTAAAAATTCTTTTCTATCCCTTACATAAAGATATTTTATACTATTTAATATTCTTAAACAATCCTCTACTGTTGCATTTATAGTTTCACTATGATTTACAGGTATAATATATCCTTTTGTATCGTCTCTTGGTCGAATATATAGAGCACATATGTCGTTTTCAACAGGGTGAAGATTATGAGAGGTAGGTATTATTTCAACATAAGCAACTTCATATTTTATACTTGCTAGTATGTCTATTTTATTTTTTCCCTCTATAAGCCAATACATGTATTAAATATATGAAAAAATTTTTATTCTTCCACATAATATTGTAAAAATTTACCTTTAAAATATTGAGAAAACCCTAAAAAATTAAATTCACGTTCTATATCAGTAACAGATGAATTATTAAATGAGTATATTAAATCTGGGTTTCCTTTTATTGCCCATCTTAAAGAAGCAGCAGTGTATAGATCCCATGCTATGTTGGTATTTTTATTAATTAATCTATCGTATGTAGGTTTGATTATTTCTATGTATCTATGTTCATTGTTTTTTTTACAAAAATATCTAGTAAATAATCCTCTTTTTTTTTCTTCTTCAGTAGGGTAAGTTAACCCAGATTGAGGAATAGCCCTTGGTTTATCTTTTACAAAATTTTTATAAGCTTTATTAGTGAAATCACTTAAAGGAGTTAATATAGTTTCAGGAATAAATGTATTGGTTTGAAGTGCTGGTGATGGTGTTATAGGTCCAGTTATTCCAAATTGGGAATTATATGGGATTAATTCTATTGAGAATTTATTAGGAGATTTTCCTGTGTATTTTTTTCCAGTAGAAGTTTCAAAATAGTACCCTATATATTCTTGTAGGGTATTAATTAAAACATATTCACTTCCATTAGTGTGTAGTCCGGTTTTTATTTGAGATTTAGGAAAGTACATATTATTTTATTTTCTATATTCATCTTTAATTCTAAGCCAATATATTTCAAATTTATCTCCTGTATTGAATTTCCCATCTCTTATTCTTCCACCATAAACAAAAGATGCTCCGTAATTTGAAGGCCATGAAGATGACCATCCTTTACCAATTCTAAGTAATGAATTTGCATTTGTATCTTCTTTTCCTTGGTACCATTTCCCTGTCCATATTTGGCAGTGGTATACAGGCCCACCTCTATTAACTCCAGATATGTTTCCTCCAGGGTTTCCATCACTTACATAATATTGGATTAAGTCTCCATATTCAGCATTTTGGGTAATTGTTGTATTAATAATATCTGCTGTTTCTTGAGGGGTAGGTGCGTTTCCATCTGCTAAAGTCCATGATTGTTTTAGTTCATAAAAACCAGTAGCTAAAGCATTTCTAGTAAAGGAAACATTCCAAGCATCTCCCCAACCACCTCCTTCACGTATTTTACTTTTTCCTGGGGCTAATCCGTCTTCTATTATTTGGTTTATTATATGTTGAGCTAAATCTCCTACATATTGAGCACACCAATTTGATACTGGGTTTGTTCCTACAAGGGAGTTTGTGGTTGCTTTTATTACTCTATCAGCCCATGTAGAATTATTATCAGCTGTGTTAGAGGAATTAGTAGTTACTTGAGTTGTAGGGGATACAATAACAGGCGGGGTGTATTGAACATAAGTAAAATTGTCAGTAGTGATTATTTGGTCAAATTCTTCAAATTTAGGGATCATAACACAATTAACATCTGTCTCCCAATCATTATCTTTTAATTTATGGTTTACTCCAGTAACTATAAAATCTAAAGTATCAACATACCCAGGAGGAAGAAAAGAAGTATTTATTCTTAAAGTTTGGTAAATATTAAGACCAGAAATCCCATCTAAAGTAAATGAAAATTTAAAAGGAATAAAACCAGCAGTCCCACCTGAATGGGTTCTATTTTGGGATAATGCTCCATAAAGAACCCTAAAGTATTCAGTAGCTATAGATACATTTTTTTCAGCTATAGTAGAATTAAGTATTAATGCCATGTGTTAATAAAT